CAAGTCTTCGGAGAGAAAAAAGCTGAACCCGGATTCCTTGCACTGGCAGAGACAGAGCTTCGACAATCCATGTATGACGACCCACGGAGCGTCCGCCAGCAACTTGAGGAGTTACTGGACAACAAAACCGACTGGGGCAAGGCGTATTTTGACAGCGGACATCCCCGGCATAGAGAAGCCGTCAAACGGGCGGAAATCCTTTTTTCGGCCAAGTACGACGACGCGCCGCGAAAAGACCCCGATTCGCGTTTCCCTGTTCGATTCAAGACGGCTCAGAATGACACACAGACGGGCGGTTTTCCGCACGAATATGAATAAGGAGGCTTAGCCATGAAAGAAATTGAAAAGTTGTTTGCTGAGAAATTGAAACCGGCGATTCGTCCGGCGCTTGAAGCCCGCGATGAGATCGAAAACCAAATGAAAAAAAACGCAGTGGACCACCGAAACTTTACCAAGCTCAACACGTCTGCCGAAGATGAAATCAAGAAACTTGAGGAGGCCCTTGACTCTCGCATCGTTTCTGGCAAAAACGCGGACGACATCGTCAACAAGATTGCAGGCAAAAAAGCCGAGCTGGGCGCGTTTGAACGGCATTTGGCTAAACTGGACGATACGAGCGCAGAATTATCGACGCAGTTGCAAGCCGCAAACAGAAAGCTATCGGACGCTCTGGGTATGGCAATCGATTCCCTGAGGGGCGATGTTCAAGCGCTCATTGAAAACGCTCTAAACCAGGTTCTTGAAATCTGTATCGCCTTTGAACTTGCCGGGCATGCAGAGGAAGAAGCCCTGGGCGTTGAACTTGCGAAACAAAGAGACCTGGCTGTTTACCGCTTTCCCGATGCGAACATCTTCAATGCTCTTGAGGCGTATCTTGGCCCTTATGGGGAAGACGTGTCAGCGGTCCAAAGGCGTGAAGTCATAGCAGACCACCGGCGAAGACAGGCCGAAGCAAAAGGGGAACAAACATGATCAAACCCGATGAAAAAATTGACGCGGAGGGTTGGCGTTATTTCAAGCCGGACCGGCCCATAGATAGCGCAGAATGGCCGGAGGGCTCCACCAGATGGCGACCACTTCCGGCAGGTGGAACGGAAACAGAAATCTTTAAACGTGGGGCATGGCGAAATCCACGTCATGAGGCAATTTAATCGGCATGGGGCGGGCATGTCCCGCCCTTACTTAACTGTTTAGTCAAAAACTAAACTTTTTTATCAGAGGTTTACTTGTGGCAGACGGGAAAATATCAAAAGTCAAATTATCTCAAATGCTTCGACAAGGGAAAAGCGTCACCGATTGCGCTAAACATTTCGGTGTTTCCAAGGGCCGCATAAGCCAGATACGGAAAGAACTGAATATCAATGTTGTGCGGTCCGTCGCGCTTGAGGATGCTCACAGGGTTGTCACTAAAAATCTTGATGCCGTCGCACAGCTTCAGAAGATCAATAACACGGCAAATGATTTGCTTCAGACGGCGATTGATGCGGAAGATCATGACACGGCGCTTCGGGCAATGACGGAAATCAGGAATCAACTCAAATTACAGCTCGAAATATTCTCTATGCTTTATGACGTGCGGGCTGTTCAGGCTTTCCAGACAGAAGTTTTAGAAGCCATTGCGGAGGTGTCAACGGATGTTCGAGACAGGATCATTAACGGACTTAAAGCAAAGTCAGCTTTACGAGCAACTCTTTCAATCACTGGATAAGCGCTTTGCTTTAGGAACGGACTTCACCCGCTACCAGGCAAACCCGGTCAGCTTTGGTGAAGAAGTCCTGAAAGAGACCTTCACGGATGACGTAAAGGCCCTGATGAACTCCGTCCGTGACTATCCAATCACGATTGCCAAGTCAGCGAATGCCACCGGCAAGACCCACGGCGCGGCCAGGGTTGCCGTCTGGTTTTACAAGGTCTTTCCTGAAAGCCAGGTTTACACGGCAGCAGCGCCACCGGAAAGCAACCTGAGAAATCTCCTCTGGGGAGAAATCGGCTCGATAGTCGAAAGGCACCCCGATATCTTCCAGCAGGATACCGTCACAAACCTTTTTGTTTCAAGGTCAGCGCGTTCTTTTATCTCAGGCGTGACAATCCCTTCAACAGGCTCGGAAAGCCAGCGAGAGGCCAAATTCAGCGGCAAACATGCGCCTTATTTGCTGTTCATCATCGACGAAGGCGACGCGGTCCCGGATGAAGTTTATCGTGGTATCGAATCCTGTATGTCCGGAGGACACGCGCGGCTTTTGGTGATGTTCAATCCGCGTCACCAATCCGGAGAAGTTTACCGCATGGAGCGCGACGGACGGGCAAAAGTCGTCCATCTATCCGCTTTCAGTCATCCGAATGTGACCACCGGCGAAGATGTTATTCCGGGCGCTGTCACAAGAGAAACCACCGTCAGGCGTCTTAACCAATGGTGCAGACCACTAGCCGAAGGAGAAGCACAGACAGCGAGAACCTGTTTTGAACTCCCCTCTTTTCTGATCGGGGCCACGGCACGAAGTCAAAGCGGCGAACTCTATCCGCCATTAAAGGCCGGACATTACAAGATCAGCGATCCTGCTTTCAGCTATATGGTTTTAGGCCAGTATCCGGCACAAGGCAGTCAGCAGCTTATTTCTCAGGCATGGATTACAAGGGCAAGAAACCGATGGGACGCCTATGTCTCGCAGTATGGGGAAGCACCACGGCCGGGAGAAACCGCGACCGGGGGCCTGGACGTGGGCGAATACGGAACAGACAGCAGCGTCCTTTGTTTCCGTTATCCGGGCTTTGTGGAACGTCTTATTTCCTGGGGCGGCATGGATACGATGCAGACGGCAGATAGGGCAACACAGGAAGCCAAACGAAGAAGCGTTTCCGTTATCAACGTGGATGCCACCGGCGTGGGCGCCGGCGTTGCGCCTGCCATGCAGCGGCAGGGATGCCTTGCCAACCCGGTCAAAGTCGCCTCAGCGCCGACGCAGGCCACAGAACAGGGCGAATTTCAGATATTGCGGGATCAACTTTGGTGGGCTTGTCGTGAATGGCTTCGGACTGATCCGGAAGCGACCCTTCCGCCGGATGAAGAACTGATCGAAGAACTTCTGACACCGACCTATGAGATTGACAAGGGCAAAATCCGCGTCATGAGCAAAAGCACCATGAGAGAACTTTTAAGGCGTTCACCTGATCGGGCGGACGCTTTGTGTTTAACCTTCCAGGCCGGAGGATTCTTTGCCGGTCTGGATTTATCCTAAGAGAGGGCATGTCATGATTTTACTGGAAAAAAGAATAGGACGGACAAGGGATTCGGTAATCTGGATTGATGCAGTCAATAAGCGGGTTTATCGGCGCGTTGTGGCCGGGATGCAATGGCCGGGGCCAAGACCGGGCTTCGCGGTCATTGTAGGCGAAGAAGAAGACGAAGACCCCTTTTTACATGAAAATCATATTCACATCATAAATGAAATTGAAGGCGGAAACATACCGGGGCGGGAGTCCGTCGGATTCCTGCGGCGATTGTCTGAATTGCGCGGGCTTTATGGGATTGAAAGCATTTATGGAAATCCGAACGTCAAGTCTATGCAATCCATGTTGAGCCACTTCAATGACACCCTTCCCGATAAAGGCCGGAACGGGATTCATATCGAATCAGCGCCCTTGATTGATGACAAGCGTTGCTTTGACTTCTGTGTCCAGATCGTCAGGAAACGCCTTGTAGAAGGCCGAAAGACCCTTCATCTTGGAAAAGAAAGCAGTTTGCCGGGCATTCTGGCCGCAGCGGGGGAAGTCATGGGCGCCAAAGCCGAAGACTATCCGGCCATTGCTGCTTTGGGTTATGCCGTCGGCGCTCTGGATTCCTGGAAGCCATTGAAGGGACCTCTACCGGACAGACAGGCCACACATTACGATATGTTTTCCTATCAGGGGCGGGCATGAAAAAGAACATCAAACTTCAAGCGCCCTACCCTACCGGCTGGCATGAACGACGCGCCCGGCTTTATGCTCGGAACTGGTTTCAAAAAAATGAGAGCCAATATGCCCGCCTGTATGGGAAGGCGCGAAAGACGGAAGAAGAAATCTATCAAGAGCAATTGGAAGTTTTAAAAGCTTGGCGATCCGAGAAGGCTTATGATCGTTGGCGTTCGCGCATTTTCCTTAATTTGAGGACACCGCTGAACTTGGGGAGGCATTAGACCGGATTACTTTTTCTTTCGGACATGAACACGAGCGCCCTTCGGGGCGCTTTTTTTTGGAGAAAGTGGGAACATAGTGGGAATTTCTGACCGATGGAAGAAAAAATAAAAGGGCTTTTCAATTCCTTGAAAGCCCTTATGTATCTGTTTTTTCATGGTACCTGGGGTGGGAATTGAACCCACACAGCTGCAAGAGCCGAGGGATTTTAAGTCCCTTGCGTCTACCTGTTCCGCCACCCAGGCCCATAGTAAAATTATTTAATATATTTTCGTTTATCTCGTTTTACCTTTTTGGGTAAGGCAACCAAAAAGTGTTAAAAAATACTCAAATTGGCCGTTTTCCCGGGTCAATTTTGTTGGAAACTTTCTACCTTAATTTAGCATCAAAGGCAATTTTTTCTTTTGTCCGGCTAAAAATTCAAATAAAAAATTTTCCAGCCTTACCTGAGTCGGTCGAAGATGAGTGAAGGGTACGAGGTGATGGTGGATAACAGATAGCTCGTGGCTAAAGGCAAAAGGATAAATGACAATGGCTAAAGGACAAAAGCTAAAGGACGCTTCGCAGGACGAGCGCGAACGGGTATGAATTTTTTTGAACGGGTTATAAAGCGCGAGACGCACCGCTTCTTGTCCTCCGCCGGCGGAGGTGGCTTGCTTTAGCGGGCCGGAGGTGGATGATTTGATGATTAGAAGATTAGATGATTTGAGGGTTAGCTAATAGCTCGTGGATAAAGGATAAAGGACAAAGGCTAAAGGACAGCTGAAGATGTTTTGTTCAAAAAGCAGTTGGCGCCTCCGCCTTTGAAGCAAAAATCCGCGCGATTCCAAAAAGCCCATTTTCTGGCCTCTCTGCGCGGCTAATTTTCTGCAGGATATCCTGTAATATCTCTTATTTCCTTAAACAGAGGCTTCAGTTGCCTGTACATTTTCAGATAAACTCTTCGGTAAAGATCATCATAAAGAGTGTGGTTGTCATTATTGGGCTCAAAAACCATTCCTGTTCTGGTCATTGCCTGCACGGCCGTGGGAAAATCGGGATAGATTTTCAGACCAACTGCCGCATCAATAGCCGCGCCCAGGGCGGATGTTTCGAAAGTATGAGGACGTTCCGCCGCTATGCCAAAGACATCCGCGGTAATCTGCATGGCCACATCGCTTTGCGATCCTCCACCGGATACCTTGAGTCTGGTCACCGGTATTTTGGTCTTGCGTTGGGTGAGCTCTCCTCCCTCTCTCAAGCCGTAGATCAGTCCTTCCAGCAAAGCGCGGTAGAGATACGCACGATTGTGTATGTCGCCAAAGCCGATAATTGCCCCTTTTGCATAGGATTCAAGATCGCGCCCCGGTGTCCAGTAGGGCTGCAACATGAGCCCCTTACAACCGGCGGGCACATTTTGGATCAAGGAATCAAAAAATTTTTCCGGAGGTTCATTGCTCTTTTCAGCAAGCATGCGCTCCTGAAAGCCGAATTCTTCCTTAAACCAGCTCACCATCCAAAAACCGCGAAAAATAGATACTTCCGTATAATAGGCACCCGGCACGGACGCGGGATATGGCGGAATCATGGGACGCAG